ACTAGAATCATATAATTTAGAGTAAATTTCTTCTCTAATAGATTCTTTTGTTAGTTTTGATTTTCGGCCTTTAATATAGGCCTTTAATGATTCTTTCATTGTTAATAAGATTTGAATTGATATATATATGATACCATTATATTAGTTTATATTGCAAGTTATTTATTAATAAAACACAAAAAAAGAGTTTTATTTAAGTCTCTTAAAATACTTTTGAATTGACTATAAAATAGTGATAATCGTGATCATAACCTATTGCTAATACTTCCAAGTTATCGTTATATTCTTTTAGTTCCCACTCTTTAAGCAATGCTAAGCAAGCATTATAATAATTATCTATTGCATCTAAATCGCTATTCCATCTAATACATTTACTATAAGTTTTATTACTGTCTCTCTTATGGCTTGCTTTTGCCATTGCATCCCTTTTGTTTTGATAAGGTAGGTATTTTGTTTTAATAATCATACCTTTTATTTTTGTTTTTAAAAAAATACTGTCTTTTTTCATTTGATTAATAGCTCCATACTTAATTCATTAGCTAGTTGATCCGCTAAACTTAAATCTTTTATTCCTTGTAATTTCATATTCTTTACTGTTATAAACTTATAAAAATTAAAATCTTTCTCAATTAATTCATTCTTATGATTAAAACATTTATAACTATAACTATTAGTATTCCTTGTTAATAAATCATATAAAGTTTTATTATTCATATAATCAGGTTTTAAACCTTTTTTTAACTTAAGTTCCCAATTAGAATAAAATCTTTTAAACCTCTTTTGACTTATTAAAATTTTACCAAAATACTTTGTTTCATATTTATAATAAAAACTTTTATTGATCTCAAAAAGTTGATCTTTTTGTTTAAAAATAATTTTACTTATATTCATTTTATAACCTCTTTTAATTTTTTATTCTCTTTTATTCTCATAAGTGCCATATTAGCCTTATGTTGGCTAACCATAAACCCACCAGTATCATGTTCTAATTTATCTAAATACATTAAAGCTTGATGATATGTTTTAAAATTATGCTCGCATGTTCTAATACAATTAACCTTACAGTTTACAGTCACATATCTAATTTTAAATATCCTGTCCTTTTCATCATGTCTTATCTCATGTTCCCCGATCCTTTCA